TCATGCTGTCACCTCTTCTGTGGTCGTTGGTTTCACTTCCCGTGCCAACATATCCAGTCCATTCGGGCGGAAGCGAACCTCCAAGTTGTGCGGCGTCACGATCACCTTTTCAATGAGCAGGCGGACAATGCGATGCTGTTCGGCAGGGAACAGCTGCTCCCAAATCTTGTCGATCTGCGCCATCGCGATCCAAACGTGGGCCTCGTTGGTGTCCGGGTCCATTCGCATGGCGTGTTCGCTGACGCGTGAAATCATTTCCGGATTCCGCCAGACGCGACGCATCTGCTCAACGACGGTGGCCTCCAGTTCGGTGGCCGGGAGCCGTGGGAGTCCGGATGCGCCGGCGAATTCTTTGTTCTCCCGGGTGTGCATGTAGTACCGATAAAGTCGGCCATTCCCTTTTCGGGTCCAGGCTGGTGTCAACGCTCGGCCGTCGTGACCCTCGACCACGCCTTTGAGGAGGAAGGGGATCTTGGCGCGCGTGTTGTTGGCACGCACTCTCGGATTGACCTCGAGGATGGCCTGCACGGCATCAAAAACGCTTCGCTCGATGATCGGGGGATGTTCGGCTTTGAACCACTGTTCTTTGTGCCGCAGCTCGCCAAGGTAGGTGCGGTTGTTGAGGATCTGATAGACGCTGGTTTTGTCGATCAATTTTCCCGGACGGTGGTTGCCGTCCTGCGTCGTCCATGACTTGGTAGTGGCTCCCTCCAGTTGAAGCTCCTTGACCAGCTTGGTGCTAGAGCCGAGCTCCAGGAAGCGTTCAAAGATGAACCGGACGAGTTTGGATTCGCGGCCGTTGGGTACCAAGCGGCGATTTTCAACGTCGTAGCCAATCGGTGGAACGCCACCCATCCACATCCCTTTGCGCTTGGATGCAGCAATCTTGTCGCGGATGCGTTCGCCGGTGACCTCCCGTTCGAACTGGGCAAACGACAGCAAGACATTCAGCATCAAGCGCCCCATCGACGTGGTGGTATTGAACTGCTGCGTCACTGACACAAATGACACGCCCTGTCGCTCGAACACTTCGACCATCTTGGAGAAGTCGGCCAGGCTGCGGGTCAGTCGGTCAATCTTGTATACGACGACGATGTCGATCTTGCCTTCTTCGATGTCTGTGATCAGACGTTTCAGCGCAGGGCGTTCGGTGTTGCCACCCGAAAAACCTGGGTCATCGTAATCATCTGCGACGGGAATCCACCCCTCTGATCGCTGACTGGCGATGTACGCATGGCCGGCTTCACGTTGCGCGTCGATCGAGTTGAACTCCTGATCCAGGCGTTCGTCCGTGGAGACACGGCAATAGACCGCGCAGCGCTGGCGCCGCTTGAGAATTTCGTTCATTTCTTGCCCCCTTTCTTGGTGGCTGGTTTTTTGCCGGCGTAGGTCTTCAAGCCAAAGAACAGTGGCCCTGACCATGCTGTTCCCGTGATCTCCTTGGCAATCCGAGACAGGCTTTGATACAGCCGTCCTTCGAACTCGTATTGGCCATCCGTGGTGGCCATGACGCGGTACTCGTGGCCTTGGTATTCCCTGGTGAGTACGGTGCCAGCCATCATCCGAATATCGCGATCCAGCTTCTTGTTCTTGCCAGAGTCGAGAATTTGCTGGATGCGTCGTTTGTTGCGGTCGACCAAACTTCGGTCGACTTTCCGAAACTCGATCTCTTGCAGCCGATAAGCAATGCGCCGCTCTAGGAACTGCCGGTTATGGGTCGGCGTGTCGGCGTGGAACAGCTCCTTCCAGATGGACTTGATGTCGGACATCGACAGATCCGGAAGTTGTGTGATTTGAGCCGTCACCGAGACTGAGGTGGTGTGGCTGGCGGGGGCGGTGTTCATCGTGACTCCGTGGTGTTGTTCTCGGGGTCTGTATGAACGCGCTGGTGACCGGAGAAGCCAAGCTCAAACTCGCTCTTTCCGACCACATTTGTGGACTTTCTGCTGCCTGCTGCGCGCAGGCGGACAAGCCCTCTTGCCAGCAGGGCTGCGGCCTCGGTTCGACGCTGCTCTGCGGTCATCACCTCGGGCGGGTGTTGGTTGATTTCATGCACTGGTTACCGATCCTTTCTGTACAACTTGCTCAAGGCAAAATTGTCCGTGGGGGTCATTCACAGTGCCAGGAGGGAATTTAGGGCTCCTGATTGCCCGTTAGGGCTGATGCGAAAAGCGCAGCAAAAATCCGGCTATTTTTTCGATGGAAACTGGCCGTTTCGGATGAACCGATCGAAGGTGTCTTCTTCGGATTCTTCATCGCCATGCCAAGGGCGCTGCCACTCTGCATCGGGCATCAGCAGCAGCGTCAAGGTGTAGTCGTACTGCCCGGCCACCCGTGTCATTTCGGTGATGGGCATGCTCTGTGGCTCGCGGTAAAACCAAACCTGCGCACGGGTGGTTTGCTCCTGGTTTGACAGCCATGCGTTGTTGCTATGCGCCAAAGCCTCTGGTGGGAGTTCGATCGTGTTTTTCCGGGTCGGGAAGTACGCCCCGGATTTCACAGCAGCCAGGTTCGACTTTGCCCACAGCATGTGGTCATCGCGGCTGGCGATGAGGATGGCCCGTTTTTCGGCGATCTCTGTCCATCGTAAGGCGGCGGCTGTGAGCGACACCCCGTAGCGGTCGGCACAGTGGCCAAGCAAGTCGAAGCTGATTTTCTGCCCGTCGACTTGGCGCCGGAAATCGTCCAAGGGCATGAGCAGGGTTGAGGCAAACAGGTCGGCTTCCGACTCGATATCGCGACTGTCCCCGGATTCAATATCGTCGTCGCCACACGCAAATTCGGTTTGTTGGTGGCGATGCAGGATGTAGTGGCCGAACTCATGCGCGATCGTGAAGCGTTTGCGTCCTTCCGACGAGACAGCGCTGTTGTAGAGGATCAGCCACTTTGATCGATCCTTTTTCGCCTTCAGGAGACCGTCGAAGTCCTCAAGGTCGGCGCCTTCCACCTTGTCGATGGGCGAGTCGGGAAAGCACTGGCGGGAATACTCGACGGCCAGTTCGTCGACCTTGACCGGGAACCGCTCCTTACCCAGCACAGCGTTGAGCATGCTGGAAATACGGTTGGCCTCGGCCATGGGTTTCTTGTGCTCAGTCATTCATCTTCCCAAGCGTCCAGGATCTTGCGGATTTTCTTTTTGTCCGGTTCCGATAGCTTTTTGAACTTGCGGAAAAACGCCTCGTCGGCGACTTCCTCGTCAGGGGTGGTCACGCTGTCGCTCAGCAAGAACTCAGCAGTGACTTCCAGCACGGCCGCGATCTTGGCAGTTTTTTCGGCAGATGGTTTTGGGTCGTCCTTGTTTTCCAGTTCCCAGATGTAGCTCTTGCTGGACTCGGTGAGTTCAGCCAGTTGCTCAAGGCTGAGCTTCTTTTGCTTCCGCAGTTCGCGGATCTTGTTGCCTAGAGGGGACGGCACTGTTTTCTCCTCGTTGATCCGATTTAGAACGCAAATGTTACCACCAGACCGAACGAAAACGTAACTGCTTGACAAACCCATAAGCTACCAGAAATAATCACAACAAGTTCGGCGTACCGAACGAAATTGGTCAGATGGCTCCTGCTGTACGGAGAGGTGTTCGATCTGGCGCTCACATGGTGGACCTCTTCCGTAAGGAGAATTTCGATGAATGATGCAGAAAACCTGTCCAAGCTGCTGGGCCACCTGCCCCCGGCGGTGTTCCGGTCTTTCATGGCCGCTAAGTTCAGTCTGGAAATGCCGGATCTGGACAAGAAGGCCGCCAAGAAGGATCAACGGGCTGGCATGGAGGCGGTGGTGGCGGCCCTCGACGTGAGCGCGCGACAACGGATCGAAGAGGTTGCCGAGCAGATCATCCTGTTGTCCGATGGACCTGGACAGGACGTACTGGATGGCTTCAGCCAGGAAATCTTTGATGATGAGGCACGGGCTCAGTTTGAGGGGATTCGCAGCCAGTACGAGCGTGCACTGTGGATTTACCTCAACGAAGGGGATCTGTTCGAGGAAGCGCTCAACGCACGTCAGGCTGACATCTTCCGTCAGAGCCCATCCTGCTACTCAGGCTACATGGCACCGAAAGACCTGTCTGTCCTCGAGGATTCGGCGGCTCGGCAGGCATTTCATAACGCTGTGGCCGGTCAACTGGGGTGCCCAGTCGATGAGGTAGCGGTCCAGGTCTTCAAGCGTTTGCGGCCGGACACTCAGACTGGCGAGGAGGTTGATCTGTACCAGGTGAGCGTCCACCACAATCGCCCGCCTGAGATTGTTGACTGCGTTCAGGCGAGCGAACTGGTCCAGCAGGAAGTCGTGCGTGCCGTGACATCACACATCACCTACGAGCCGTCCAATGGTCACCTGGAAGTGCTGTCGAAATTCACGGATGGACGGGAGGCATTGGCGCGCATCGTCTCTGACCATCTACTGCAGTCCCCGATCACGGGCGAAAAGATTCCGCTGAAGCAATACGACTACCAAAGCCTGAATGCGCCGCGCACTTTCGATCTGACCGGGGAAACCACGGTCGCTTCCGTCAAGGTGGTCGAGTTGGGCTACACGTCGACGGACTTCCGGACATTGGTGGTGAAAATCGGCTTCAAGGACACCGACGACATCCACACGGCGGCGCGATCCCTGATTGGCCCCGGATTTACGTTCCAAGGCCGACGCCTGACCTACGCCAAGTTGTCGATCCGCCTGAAAAAGGTGGGGAAGGATCGCGCCAGGACCATCACCGTCATCTTGCGCGACGAGAACAAGTGCAACATCAAAACCAAGCGCGAGAAAGACCGCGTGCTGTGCGACCGTTTGTTGGCCAAGTGGCAACTGGTGAAGGAAATCGGCGATGTCACGAACGATCCCATCTACGCGCTTGCTGCTTGATCTCCTCGACCTGTTTGAGCAATCGAGCAGTTGCAGCCTGGACGCTGACGGAAACCGGCTGCACGGAGTCTCCGGGGGACGCATCGAAGCATCATCCAGCCTTGACCCGAAAACGGTGCAAGCCTGGATGCCCCGTGTTGGTTACTTGAGCGAGATCGAGGTGCCGTGTGGCGATGGCCGCGCCCATGTTGAACTTTGCGAAACGGATGATCCGGGCAGCTACGAGTACCGTTGCCCGGAGACATTTCGCCGTAAGCGAGTCAGTGCGGATCATGTGGCGGTGTACGACATGGATGCCGCCAAGCTGCTCAATCTTTTGTCTGACCTTCTGAACATCCCGCAGGTAAAGCGCGCGGGGATTCCAGCGCCAAGGATTGAACGAAAGTTGTGGCGACTAGGTGAGGCACGTATTGGACCGGTGATGACTCCGGTATGGCTGGCGCGTGGGATGGACGTCAACGTAGACGAGGTGTTTCAGTCCCTGCTGGATACACGGCTTCCCGAGCAAGGGTTGGTTCTTTGTCACGGGCGCGAGCTGCCCCGCGTGATTCGGCCGCCGCGCAACTACCGAGTTGCCTACTTGCACGATGCACTGGTGGACTACTCGCCGTCACCATGCATGGACGTGCATTACCTGGAGCGGGTGCTGACCTCCGATGAGGATGGCATCAAGCCGAGTGCGTTGCCCGTCGACTTTGCAAACGGCGTCCTGCGAATCAGAACAAAGACCGAGACGTGGGTCATCAAGGGCGAGAAGCAACACAAAGCGGTGTCGTATATGTACGAACAGGCGCAGCTCGGACGATGGGAGTTGGATGCCAGTGAAATCCTGGCTGCTGCTTATCCGGAACGGCGCACAGAAGAGTCGCGCAAGGGATTAAAAATGCAGAACCTCTTCAGCGGCAATGAAATGTGGCGCGAGTTCATCGTCAATTCTGAAAAAGGCAAATACGCATTCAAGACGCTTTGATTAGCACCAGCCAGCACCAGTACCAGACACCGCCTTCGGGCGGTTTTTTCATTTCAGGGGCCAGTAAATCCCCCCGTTTTCCGTTGCCCATACATCAGCCCATACATAGGGCGGATCGACCCCCATACACGCCAAATCCGATCATTTCCTCACGTTTTCGCAACTACCTGAAAGGAGAAAAACGTGAGCGTAAAACACCTCAACCAGCGTCAATTGGGCGACCGTTGGGACGTCAGCGAAGCCACTCTGGAGCGTTGGCGTTCTGAAGGAATCGGACCGGTCTTTCTTAAGCTGCAAGGCCGTGTTCTCTATCGCTTGGAGGACGTCGAAGCCTTCGAGGCCGAAAGCCTCCGCAAGAGCACCTATGAACCCGTCAATGCGGGAGGTGCGGCATGAATCAGCTGACACCCCACCAAGTTCTGGCCATGCCGGCCGGCGATCTGGCACTCCAGACCAGCGAGTCGTTGTTCCAACTCAAGAACGACGCCGCTGATCTACAGGCCTTGGCCAAAGCTGTCGTCGATCACCTCGATCGCGCCTTGGACCTGAAGTACTCGAAACAAGCACATGCCCTGCGCCTGGCTGCAGGCAAGGACACCGGCGTCGTGCATTTCGATGACGGCCATGTTCAGGTCACTGCCGATCTCCCCAAAAAAGTCGATTGGGATCAGAAAAAGCTGGCCGATCTCGTGTGCCGGATGACGGCCAACGGGGACAACCCTGCCGAGTACGTCGAGATCAGCTACCGGGTCTCAGAAACCAAGTTCAACGCCTGGCCAGAAACGCTGAAAAGCGCGTTTGCACCGGCGCGCACCCTCAAAACCGGCAAGCCCGGGTTCCGTCTTGCATTGCTTCAGGAGTAACCAGCATGAAATTTCCATCGTTCAAAAAAGTGTCCCGTCAGGTGGCCGAACGCAAAGCACAGGAGGCAGAGCAGGCCAAGCCCCTGCCGCTGATGACTTGGCTGCGCAAGAACCTGTCTCTGTACTCGAAGCATTTGCCGGACGCGATCCGCATTCCTGCGATGGGGGCGGCGCGCCCCGATGAAGTGGTCCGTTTGCTGCCGGATGCAACGATCGACGATCTTGCCTTCGCCATCCAAGCCAGTGAAGAGGAAAGCAGTGAGGTGCTGCGTCGCACGGGTGCCTTGAAGGAGCTGTACGAGGCAGCACGAAAACGGGGCGCTTTGGGTACTACGACGATTGCCGAAGCATTTGCCGCTGCAGTCGATGGGGAGGTGCGCAAATGATGCTGCCCATCATTACTGCAGATCAGCGCTTGGCAGAGCGTCGTGGCATCAAGGGTGTCCTGGTCGGGAAGTCGGGCATTGGCAAGACTTCCCAGCTGTGGACGCTCAATCCGATCGCCACGCTGTTCATGGATTTGGAAGCCGGCGATCTCGCGGCTGAAGGCTACCAGTGCGACACCATCCGTCCTCGCACATGGCAAGACTGCCGAGACTTCGCGGTGTTCATTGGTGGCCCAAATCCGGCGCTGCGTGACGACCAGCCCTACAGCCAAGCGCACTTCGATGCGGTGTGTGGTCGCTTTGGTGATCCTGCTGTTCTGGATAAGTACGAAACCTTGTTTGTGGACAGCATCACCGTGGCCGGTCGCTTGTGCCTGCAATGGTGCAAGGGGCAGCCGCAGGCCTATTCCGAGAAAACCGGCAAACCCGACAGCCGTGGCGCCTACGGTTTGATGGGCCAGGAAATGATCGGCTGGCTGACCCATCTGCAGCACACCCGGCGCAAGAATGTCTGGTTCGTCGGCATCCTGAACGAAGCCCTCGATGACTTCAATCGCCGCGTCTTCTCACTGCAGATCGATGGTTCCAAGACCGGCCTCGAACTGCCGGGCATTGTCGATGAAGTCATCACCCTGGCTGAGATCAAGGGTGATGACGGCAGCAGCTATCGCGCCTTCATCTGCCAAACCCTGAACACCTGGGGCTATCCGGCCAAGGATCGTTCGGGACGCCTCGACCTGATCGAGGAACCCCACCTGGGTCGCTTGATGGAAAAGATCGCCGCGCCGGGGCGGCCTGCACTCGATCGCCTTGATTTCGCCCGTCCGGCGACCGCCGCCGTCGAACCCTCTCTGAATGCCAACGTTTCCCAGGAGTCCTGATCATGTCCTTCTTCGATTTCAATTCCGCTTCCGAACAAACTTCCTTCGATTTGATTCCGAAGGGTGCCCTGGTCCGTGTCCGCATGACGGTCAAACCCGGTGGCTTCGATGATGCCTCACAGGGTTGGACCGGCGGTTACGCCACCCGCAATGACAACACTGGTTCGGTTTACTTGAACTGCGAGTTTGTCGTGATGGAAGGGCAGTATGCCCGCCGCAAGATGTGGTCGCTCATCGGCCTGTACAGCCCGAAGGGCCCAGAGTGGTCGAACATGGGGCGAACCTTTATCAAGGCGGTTCTCAATTCGGCACGCGCCATCCATCCCAACGATAACGGCCCGGCGGCACAGAACGCCCGTCGCATCAATGGCTTTGCCGATCTCGACGGCATCGAGTTCCTGGGCAAGGTCGATTGGGAAAAGGACCAGAACGGCCAAGACAAGTGCGTCATCAAGTCAGCAGTGACGCCGGACCACAAGGACTATGCCGCCTTGATGGGCGGGGCCAGCCAACCGGCCCCGGCAGCCAGTGCTCCCAATTCCTATGCTCAGGCCACCGGACGCTCGCCGGTTCCGGGTCGTCCGAGCTGGGCGCAGTAAGGGAGGGCCAGCGTCATGATGCTCCGTCCCCGTCAATCCTTGCTGGTCGATCGCACCTTGTCGGCGCTCGATGCCTACGGGAACACGCTGGCCGTCGCGCCAACGGGGTCGGGCAAAACCATCATGCTGTCGGCGGTGGCCGGCAGGGTGTTGGTCGAGCCCGATGCCAAAGCGTGCATCCTGGCGCACCGAACCGAGTTGACCGGCCAAAACTGCGCCAAATTCGAACGCGTGAATCCGGGCATGAGCACGTCCGTGTTCGATGCCAACGAAAAGTCCTGGTCTGGCCAGGCCACGTTTGCCATGGTGCAGACCTTGTCACGGCTGTCTCACCTTGAACAGATGCCGACACTGGATCTGCTCGTGATCGACGAAGCCCACCACTCGTCGTCCCCCAGCTATCGGGCGGTGATCGATGCGGTGTTGGCACGCAACCCAAAGGCCGGCATCTGCGGCCTGACCGCCACGCCCAATCGTGGCGATGGCAAGGGCCTGCGCGATGTCTTCTCCAACGTGGCCGACCAGATCACTCTGGGGGAGATGATCGCTGCCGGTCATCTGGTCTCACCGCGTACTTTCGTCATCGATGTGGGTGTCCAGGATGCCCTGAAAAACGTCCGCAAGACGGCGATGGACTTCGATATGGATGAAGTCGCCTCCATTCTCGACAAGCGCTTGATCACGGAAGCGGTCATCAAGCACTGGAAAGAAAAGGCTTCGTCGCGCAAAACGATCATCTTTTGCTCGACCGTCGCCCATGCTCAGAACGTTTGTGATGCCTTCATCGATGCCGGGATCAATTCCGTCCTGATTCACGGTGAGCTGTCCGATGGCGATCGCAAATCACGCCTGGCTGAATACGAGCACGGTCGTGCGCAAATCGTGGTCAACGTGGCCGTGCTCACCGAGGGCTACGACTACACGCCGACCAGTTGCGTTGTCCTGCTGCGTCCCAGCTCTTACAAATCCACCTTCATCCAGATGGTCGGACGCGGTCTGCGTACCGTCGATCCGGAGGAGTTCCCCGGCGTCATCAAGTCGGATTGCTTGGTGCTCGATTTCGGAACCGCGAGCCTCATGCACGGTTCGCTGGAGCAAGAGGTGAACCTCGATGGCCATCTGCACGATGGCCCGGCGCCAACCAAGGATTGTCCCGACTGCGGTGCCGTGGTGCCGCTGGCCTGCATGGAATGTCCGTTGTGTGGCTACGTTTGGGAGAGGCAACCGCAGGATCTGGGCGTGCTGGCTGATTTCGTCATGAGCGAGATCGATCTGCTCAAACGTTCCAACTTCCGCTGGTGCGATCTGTTTGGCAGCGATGACGCCTTGATGGCGACCGGTTTCAACGCCTGGGGTGGCATTTTCTTCCTCAATGGTCGTTGGCATGCCGTGGGCGGTGGCCAAGGCATGCAGACACATCTGCTGGCGGTCGGCGAGCGCACAGTCTGCATGGCCAAGGCCGATGACTGGCTCAATGACCACGAAAGTGCTGACTCGGCCCACAAGACGCGTCGCTGGCTCAACGAGCCGCCAACCCCGAAGCAACTCCAGTACCTGCCCCAAGCGCTGCGTGCTGATTTCGGGATGACCCGCTACCAAGCCTCAGCCTTGCTTTCGTTTCAGTTCAACAAAACGTCGATTCAGCGCCTGGTCATGGCCGCCAACGACAGCTATCGGGAGGCGGCGTGAAATGCATCGTGTGCCACCGACAAGCCAAAGGGTATGGCTGGTTCAACACCCGCCGCAAACGGGGCGATCCCCAACGCTACTCCGACCAGTGGGTGTTCTGCTCACGTCGTTGTCAGGAGTCGTTTTCCAAACTGATGAACAAGACGGAGGGGCAAATGATCGACCCCAGTGACATGGAAATTGCCGCCATGCGTGCTTGCCTGGCGCCGCTGGGTGAGTACGTCGGTGAGATCGGCATGCAGCGTCCCTTGGCGGATTACAGCCGCGATGAGGTGTTGATGCTGATCGATGTCGTGGTCACGGCCTACCAGGACTGCATGGTGGCCGAGCACGAACGCATGGCCGCCAAGGAACGCGCATTCTTTGAGGAACGTCTGGCGCGTCAGGGGCTAGCGACTGGGAAAGGAGTGCCGTTCTGATGCTTGATTTCAATCACCGCCCCAAGATTCACGAACAGATCAGTGAGCTGATCGATGCTGCACTGCTGGCAGAACGCCAGCAGCAGACCCCGCGCAATTATCTCGGTGCATCTCGCCTGGGCGTGGCCTGCGAACGAGCCTTGCAGTACGAGTATTTGCACATTGCCCCCGATCCTGGACGGGATTTTTCGGGCCGCGTACTGCGCGTGTTTGAAGTCGGTCACGCCCTGGAGGACCTGGCCATTCGCTGGTTGCGCCGGGCTGGATTTGAGCTTTACACCCAGAAAGCCACAGGCGGGCAGTTTGGATTTTCCGTGGCCGGTGGGCGCATCCAGGGCCACGTCGATGGCGTGATCAATGGCGCACCGGCGTCACTGGGGATGAACTTCCCCGCACTCTGGGAGTGCAAGACGATGAACGACAAGTCTTGGCGGGACACCGTCAAGCAGGGCGTCGCCAAGTCAAAGCCGGTCTACGCGGCTCAGATGGCCATCTACCAAGCCTACATGGAGTCGGCTATTCCCGGCATCTCGCGCAACCCAGCGTTGTTCACGGCCATCAACAAGGACAGCCAGGAGATCTGGTTCGAGTTGGTGCCCTTTGATGGTGGTCTGGCGCAACGGATGTCGGATCGGGCCGTGAATGTCATCGCAGCGACCGAAGCTGGCGAGCAACTCCCCCGCCACACGACAACGCCGACGCACTTCGAGTGCAAATGGTGCGCATGGCAGGATCGGTGTTGGGGAGTGGCCGGATGACGGAAAACATCGTGTGGCTCGATTTCAATGACGCGATCGATCCGCGTGAGGCGCAACTCAACGACACCGAAGCACTTCGTGCCGGCCTGCTCGACCGGCTTGAGTCGGTATTGCTCTACCTGTTTCCACAAGGACGCATCCGTGGTGGCAAGTTCTACGTCGGCGATGTTGATGGCAATGCTGGCAAAAGTCTTGTGGTGGAGCTCGAAGGCGATCGCCGGGGGCTCTGGAAGGACTTTGCCAGCGACGAAGGCGGCGACATCATCGATCTGTGGGCGCGATCCCAGGGACTGTCGGCCCGACATGACTTTCCACGGCTGGCCAGTGAGATCCGGCAATGGCTGGGCGTGGCTGCACCGGCTCAAACCGTCGCCCGTCGAGAAGGACGTTCGGTGCCAATCGATGAGTTGGGGCCGTATTCCGCCAAGTGGGACTACCTGACGGCAGATGGCGAGCTGATCGCTTGCGTCTATCGGTACGACCCCCCCACTGGCAAGGAATACCGGCCATGGGATGTGCGCGCCCGGATGTGGCGTGCCCCCGATCCGCGACCGCTTTACAACCAGCCTGCTGTTGCTCATGCCAACCAGGTCATCCTGGTTGAGGGTGAGAAGTGTGCGGAAGCCCTGATTCAGTTGGGCGTCGTGGCGACGACGGCGATGAATGGGGCCAAAGCGCCGATCGATAAAACGAATTGGGCGCCCCTGGCCGGTAAGTCCGTATTGATCTGGCCAGACCGGGATGCCCCCGGTTGGGACTATGCCGAGAACGCTGCCAAAGCCTGTGTTACCGCAGGCTGTGTCTCCGTGGCGATCTTGGTGCCTCCGGCCGACATGCCTGAAAAGTGGGATGCAGCCGATGCGGTCGATGAAGGATTTGACTGCGTCGAGTTCATCCGGCAGGCCGAGCGGCGGATCGTTAAGGCGGCGCCTGCGCTGTTACCCACGTTCACGCTCGGTGCCTTGCTGGATGACCTGTCGCCTTTGCCGCCCGACTTGATTTCACCACGCGTGCTGACTCCTGGTGGTTTGCTCGTGTTTGGTGGAGCGCCCAAGGTGGGCAAAAGTGATTTCTTGCTGTCGTGGCTGACGCACATGGCTGCCGGAGCGACGTTCCTGGGAATGCGGCCGCCGCGCCCCTTGCGGGTCTTTTACCTGCAGGCCGAGGTGCAGTACCACTACCTGCGCGAACGGGTGAAGGAAATTCAGTTGCCGCCCCATCGCCTGCTCGACGCCCGAGTCAATTTCGTCGCCACGCCGCAGTTGCGCATGGTGCTCGACGATGCCGGTCTGGAGCAGGTGATTCCCGCCATTGCGAATGCGTTTGGCGGCCTGCCGCCCGACATCATTGCCATCGACCCGATCCGCAATGTGTTCGATGGCGGGGATGCTGGTGGCGAGAACGACAACGGTGCCATGCTGTATTTCCTGTCGCAGCGCGTGGATCGAATTCGTCAGGCGGTGAATCCGGATGCCGGGGTGATTCTGGCCCACCACACCCGGAAATTGGGCAAGAAGCAGTTCGAGGAGGACCCGTTCCAAGCGCTGGCCGGCGCTGGCAGTCTGCGCGGCTACTACTCGACCGGGATGTTGCTGTTCCGGCCCGATGAGAGTCGCACGACCCGCCAGTTGATCTTTGAGCTGCGCAATGGCGCAGGCATTCCGATCAAACACGTCGACAAACTCAAAGGCGAATGGCGCGAAGTCGATCCTGGTGATCGCCTGGTCATGAAGGAATACGGCGAGCGCCTGGATGCCGAACGTCGGCGCAAGCGCGATGCCATCTTGGAGATCTTGTTCCAGGAAGCTGCCAAGGGGAATTGCTACACCGCCAACCAATTTGCCGAGACCTTCGAGGGCAAGGCGGGCCTGGGGGGCGAGCGCACGATCCGCGAGAGGATTTCAGCCCTGTCGACCCAAGGCTACATCAAGTATTTCCGCAATGCGGCGGACTACGGCTTGCCATCCTGCGGACGCACAAAGTTCGGCTACCTCTGCGTCGAAGACATGCTGCTGCGCACACCAGATGGCGAGCCTGATCACGAAACCGGGGAGGTGCCCATGCGCGAGCAGCGTGTGCTCCCCACCCATTACAAGTGCCCTCTCTCTGGCGCGGCCATGCCGGTCGAAGACCCGGAGGTGTGGGTGTACCACGACGATTTGACCGATACGGAGGCCCCATGATTGCCCATTCATTTGTTGGAAAAACCGCTGCCAACTGCACCCACCACTTTGCCAACTTCCCGCAGTTGGCAAGGCCCTGCCAACTGAAAACCCAGACAGGACGGGCATTTCGCTCCGATTCGGTTCAGTTGGCAGTTGGCAGTGTTGCCAACTTGCCAACTGGCGCAAACCCGCGTCGTTGCTGGGTTTCTCCGGGTTTTTCAGTTGGCGAAAACTCCCCCTCCTACTACGTAGGAGAGGGAACAAAGGTTCCCTCTTCCCTACGTGGAGGGTTGGCTGCGGGTGGGAATGGTGGTGGCCTGCCTTCTCCTGCGTCATCAATCCTGGCCCTTGATCTTGGCACCCAGACCGGTTGGGCGTTGCATGGGCGCGATGGCGACATCACCAGTGGGAGTGAGACGTTCAAGCCCCAACGATTCGAAGGGGGCGGCATGCGCTACCTGCGTTTCAAGCGCTGGCTCATTGAGATCAAGCAATCGGTCGACGGGATCGATGCGGTCTTTTTCGAAGAGGTCCGCCGCCATGCCGGCGTCGATGCGGCTCACGCTTACGGCGGCTTCATGGCCCATCTGACGGCATGGTGCGAGCACCACCAGATCCCTTACCAAGGGGTTCCGGTTGGCACGATCAAGAAGCACGCGACCGGCAAGGGCAACGCGAACAAGGAGCAGATGGTGGCGGCCGCACGACAGCGTGGCCATGCCCCTGCGGATGACAACGAAGCAGACGCACTGGCGATTCTGCACTGGGCCATTGAGACACAGGAGTTTTGACATGAAGATCCCAAACTACCAATACCGCTGTCCTTTGGGACGTCTGCAACCCCAGACCACAGATCTGGACGCGATCAAGGAGCGTGGCTGGCGCGACCAGCACATCCTTGTGGTGTCAGAGTCCGATGAGCGTTTGGACTTTGTTGAACGTGAGTTCGTGAAGCGGATTGGTCAGCGTCTGTACGGTGCCAGCCACAAGCAGGGAGGTCGTCATGACTGAGTGGTGCACAGATACCGTGGCGGCCAGGTTGGAAGAGGCTGCCAACACGGGACGCCGACTGCCTCCAGTGCGGGTGCAAGGCTACTACACGGTTTGGCCAGTCTTCGTTCGTCAGGAGTGGGAGACACTGGCTGCCGACGAGAAGGTCTACCGACCCTTTCCACCAAGTCCCAAGGACATCGACCGCATGCTCGAGGTCATGCGTTGGGTGCAGTGGTTGGAGGTCGAGCAGCGCCATCTGGTCTGGATGCGGGCCAAGCGCTATGGATGGCGAGAGATCGGCATTCGCTTTGCCTGTTGTACCAAGACGGCGCAACGACATTGGCAGAAGGCACTGCAGACCCTGGCGGATCATCTTAACGGTCATGCCAAGGCGCAAGGGAGTTGATAGAAATTTCGGAAGCCTTCTAACCGGAAAGGGGAGGTTCGGGAGAACGACAAAAGAGGGGGTCTGAGGGGGTGTCTCATTTCGAAGCGAAATGCCCTACAGTGACGGCTATGGTTGCGAAAGCTGCGTGACCGAGAGGGAGGGCCCAGGCAAAAGGGGTCCTTCCTCGCCAAAATCCAATGCGGGGGGCGACAGCCCGGCATTTCGATAGCGTCAGACCGCGAAACGAGGTTACCAGGGGTTACCAGTTACCACCCCGGTTACCACCTGAACCGAGTTACCACCCAATCTATGACCCGCCCACTGTGGCGGGTTTTTGCATTCCATGACCCAAACCTTGAACGTCGAATACCGGAAGGTCGAGACGCTGATCCCGTTCGCCCGCAATCCGCGAACGCATTCCGAGGCGCAGATCGCCAAGCTCGCGGCCAGCATCGTCGAGTTTGGCTGGACCAACCCGGTCCTGGTCGATGGTAGCCACGGCATCATTGCCGGACACGGTCGCCTGGCCGCTGCGCGCAAGCTCGGCCTGTCCGAGGTGCCGGTCATCGAACTCGGCCACCTCTCGCCGTCACAGAAGCGCGCCTATGTAATCGCGGACAACCGCCTGGCACTCGATGCGGGATGGGATGAAGAGATGCTCGCCACCGAACTGGCGGAACTCACGGAGTCAGGTTACGACCTGGCGCTGACCGGATTTTCCAACGAGGAAATTGAAGACTTACTGGTGGATGGTGGGGAAGGAACGGCCGAGGAGTCCTCGGCTGATTCCGACGATGCTGCCGACGAGGTACCCGATACGCCAGCCAATCCGGTTACACGCCCGGGCGATGTCTGGCAACTGGGTGCGCATCGCGTGATCTGTGGTGATGCCGCCGATGCCACCGTGGTCGCTGCTTTGATGGCCGGCGAGCAGGCGGAGCTGTGCTTCACCTCGCCGCCCTACGGCAACCAGCGGGACTACACGAACACCATCATTGATTGGGATGCCCTGATGCGCGGCGTATTCAATCAATTGCCGATGGCTCCGAACGGCCAGGTGCTGGTCAATCTTGGGCTGATCCATCGCGACAACGAGGTCATACCCTACTGGGATGGTTGGCTCGACTGGATGCGCACGCAGGGCTGGCGGCGTTTTGCCTGGTACGTCTGGGACCAGGGGCCAGGATTGCCCGGTGACTGGAATGGTCGGCTGGCACCTTCGTTCGAGTTTGTCTTCCACTTCAACCGCCAGGCACGCCAGGCCAACAAGATCATGCCCTGCAAGTTTGCGGGTCAGGAAACGCATCTACGCAAGGACGGCAGTTCCACGGCCATGCGCAAAAAAGATGGAACGATTGGTGGCTGGACAGCTGCCGGCACACCAACGCAGGACACCAAGATTCCGGATTCCGTGATCCGCATCATGCGGCACAAGGGAAAGATCGGACAGGACATCGATCACCCGGCGGTATTCCCGGTGGCACTGCCAGAGCACATTCTGGAAACCTACACCGACGATGGCGACATCGTGTTCGAACCATTCTGCGGATCAGGCACCACGCTGCTTGCTGCGCAACGCACTGGCCGCGTAGTGCGGGCCACCGAGATTGCGCCCGAGTATGTTGATGTGACCATCAAACGTTTCCAGCAGAACTTCCCGGAGGTGCCGGTCACGCTGGTAAACACTGGCCAGTCCTTTGATGCGGTTGCCGCAGAACGCTTGGGAGCACCCGCATGACGATTTCGTGGCTGGCCGACAAGATCGAACAGTGGCCGACTGCCAAGCTGGTGCCCTATGCCCGCAATGCCCGGACGCATTCGGATGCTCAAGTGGCGCAGATCGCTGCGTCGATTGCCGAGTTCGGTTTCACCAATCCGATCCTGGCTGGTGGCGATGGCGTCATCGTGGCGGGGCATGGCCGTCTGGCGGCGGCCCAGAAACTCGGCATCCCGACAGTGCCGGTCGTGATCCTCGATCACCTGACGCCGACGCAGCGTCGCGCCCTGGTGATCGCGGATAACCGGATCGCCGAAAACGCCGGCTGGGACGATGCCATGCTCCAGGTCGAACTGGCCGCATTGCAGGATGACAACTTCGACCTGACCCTGACCGGCTTCGATGCCGATGCCCTGGCCGACCTGCTCGCCGGTGAGGAAACTACCACCGAAGGCGATACCGACGAGGATGCCGTTCCGGAAGACACTGGCCCCGTTGTATCCAGGGCTGGTGATGTCTGGATCTGCGGGGAGCACCGCGTGCTCTGCGGGGACTCGACTGATGCCGATGCCTACGCAGCTTTACTGGGCGACGAGATCGCCGACATGGTATTTACGGATCCGCCGTACAACGTCAATTACGCCAACTCGGCCAAGGACAAAATGCGCGGCAAGGATCGCGCGATCCTCAACGACAACCTCGGTGACGGGTTCTACGATTTCTTGCTGGCCGCACTGACGCCCACCGTGGCGCATTGCCAGGGTGGCATCTATGTGGCCATGTCGTCGAGCGAACTGGACCGCTTGCAGGCGGCGTTCCGTGCGGCGGGCGGCCACTGGTCCACCTTCGTGATTTGGGCCAAGAATACCTTCACCCTGGGGCGTGCCGACTATCAGCGTCAGTACGAACCGATTCTCTACGGCTGGCCCGAGGGCGCCGAGCGTCACTGGTGCGGCGACCGTGACCAGGGCGATGTCTGGCAGATCAAGAAGCCGCAGAAGAACGATCTGCACCCGACCATGAAGCCGGTGGAATTGGTGGAACGGGCGATCCGGAATTCGAGCCGGCCGGGCGACGTGGTGCTGGATCCATTCGGTGGGTCGGGCACCACGATGATCGCGGCGCATAAGTCGGGCCGCAAGGCGCGGCTGATCGAACTGGATCCGAAGTACGTCGATGTGATCGTTCGCCGCTGGCAGGACTATGCCGGGGCGAAGGCCATCAGGCTGTCCGATGGCGTGGCATTCGACGCGCTGTCAGTCGGTGGGGAACTCCGGCAGGAGATCGCCGCTGGTGATATCAGCGACGTAGTGAACATTGCGGAACTCGCCGGGGTTGTCAGCGAGGTGGACTCCGCCGACTGACTGGATTGCCACACCGTACTTGCGGGTGAGTTTGGTCAGTTCGGTGATGAACTTGTCGTAGTTGGCTTCGAGTTGCGGGGTGGTAACGACGGCGGCCATGGGGATCTCCTTACGCTGCTTCGGTTTCGAAGGACTCGTCGGTCACTTCGCAGTGGATCACGAAGCCAGTCAGGTAAGGCAGGCCCTTGGGGATGCCGTAGTCCTTGCTGGTCTGGCGGCCAATCGTCCAGCCCATCCACCGCGTCACGGCGGCGTCGATGGCCTGCTGGATCGCGTGGCCCCGCAGCATCTCGTTGAGGACGTCATCCGCAAAGTGGCGTCCGTGGCGGCTGTCTAGGAATAGTCTGACCGACTCGAGGGGCTGGTGGGTGGCGTCCGAGATCGCGGTCATCGCGATCGGCCAGGCGGCTGCGGCGTTGTCGTTCATCGTGCCAAAAAAGCCCCAGGCTTCGTTCTGGGATGCGGGGATGGTTTGCTTGGTAGTCATTGTTCTCTCCTTCGGGTTGATCGTTGCGACACCCGTATGAACGCGCTGTTTGATTGAGAAGCCAAGCTCTTCATCGCAGAAATCTGAATCATTTTTCCGAGGCGATTTGGTCGAGCAATTCCATGGCACCGGCGTCGCAGCACAATGCGATGCGCAGGGTGCGCAGCGCCTGATCGATGCTGACTTCGGGCCGGCGATTGTCGAGCAGCCAGCGAATCGCGCTGGCCTGGTCGTTGCTGGGTGTCGGCGACTCGATCGCCACCCCGACGTAACGCCCGTAGCTGCTGCCGGAGGGATCGACGTAGAGGGTGGTGCGGCCAGGGGCGCTGACCTCCACGACTTGTCGTTGACCATTTGCGTGGCCACCGCGTCCGGTAAGCCATTCGCGATCCTCCAGCAGGGAGCTGGCGAAGGCGTCGTACTCGGCGGCAGTCAGTTCCTTTCGGAACTCGATCGCGATAGGCTCAGGCTGTGCGCTCGGGTCTGTGTTGCGAAGTACCTCATCGAGGCTGCAGGGCTTGCGGGTAAAACGGGCGCGGACGGTGGTGGTCATGATGGTCTCCGGTTGGTTGATTGTTGTGACATCCGCATGAACGCGCTGTTAGATTGAGAAGCCAAGTGCTTTCTGAATCATTTTTTCGGGGCGACGGCGAGTATCGCCACCCCGTCTGGATCAAACGATCCGGTAGATGCGCTCGCTGCCTTCGGGCTTCTCGGAGGCAAGGTTGAGCCCGAGTTTTTTCTTGAAGGCACCGGCAAAGGTGCCGCGTACCGTGTGTGCCTGCCAGCCGGTGGCCGCGCAGATCTGGCTGATGGTGGCACCCTCGGGACGCTGCAACATCTGGATCACGGTGGCCTGCTTGCTGTTGTCGCGCATGCGGGGCTTGCCCTCGACGCCGACTTTGAGCTGTCGCTGGGCCGCGACCTGTTTTTCTTGCGCCCAGTTGGCCTCAGCGGCCGACACGGCGGCCTCGATCTCGGGGTCAGGATGGAAGGTGGCCGGCGTCGGTCGTGCGCGCCCCAGGGCGTCGTAACCCTCGGCGGCGACGAACCAGTCGGTGCTGTCTCGGGTGACCAGGGCCTTGTTGAACAGGCCCTCCAGCACCTTGGTGCGGGCACCGCCCTTAATGTTGTCAGGGAACCATTCGATCTTGCCGCCGGTGTGTTCGATGGCGTAGGCGAGGATGGCGTGCTGGGCATGGCTCAGTTGGATGGTGGTCATTTGATGCTCCTTCTGGGTGGTTGATGGTGTGGCCATAAACGCGCTGTTCGAGAGTGAAGCCAAGCGCTTTCCGCTTCTATTTCAGGCCTGCTTCGCGGCCTGTCGGCCCGCCTCGTAGGCCGCCATCAGGGCGCTCTTGACGCCCCAGACACTGACCTCGTGGAAGTCCATCCGGTCGCTGTTGCGGGTTTCCAGGGTTTCGATGAACAGGTGGTCCAGTGCGATCTGCTGGAGCAGGGTTTCGAGGGCTTGGTTGACTTGAGGGGTTTGCTTGCTCATGTGTGTCTCCTTGGGCGTCGTTGATGGTGATGACATGAACGCGCTGTTCAAGAGTGAAGCCAAGCTATTCCTGCTTGGCTTCAGGTCTTTCAGCGCACCTCGGATTCGAGGAGGACGTCGTCGTAGCTGAAATCGCGGTTGCCGATGCAACTGCCGTTTTCTAGTTCGTACTCGGGTTGCTCGTCTCGATCATTCACAAACACGACGCGCAGTACGCGCCCGTCGATGCGGATGTAATCGCCGACCTGGGCTTTGATTGGGTAACTCATGTCAATCTCCTTCAGGATGGTTGATGGTGATTGCATGAACGCGCTGTTCTGGAGGAAAGCCAAGCACTGAATCGCGACGTCTAAAAACTTCTGCGATCGGCTTGATGTAAATCATGGGTCTGTCGATACGCGCCTACGCCCGCCATCGCGGCGTCTCTCATGTAGCAGTCAAGAAGGCGATCGATACCGGCCGCATCACGCCGGAGGCAGACGGCACGATTGAACCAAATCGCGCCGATCTCGAATGGGCACAGAACACGGTGGCGGCCCGCAAGCCAGTCGCTGCAAAAACACCTTCGCCGGCAGCGGAGCCGATTCGCCCGGCAAGTGCTCCGGTCGAACCTGTCGCCCCGACGCTGTCAGCAGGCGGTACCTCGCTGTTGCAGGCCAGGACTGTCAACGAAGTCGTCAAGGCGCAGACCAATAAGGTGCGCTTGGCCCAGCTCAAGGGCGATCTGGTCGATCGTTCGCAGGCCATCGCGCATGTGTTCCGGTTAGCGCGCACCGAGCGCGATGCATGGCTCAACTGGCCAGCCCGGATTTCGGCCGAGATGGCTGCCAAATTGGAAGTCGACGCCCATGAACTGCACGTCGCCCTCGAATCTGCCGTGCGCGATCACCTGATCGAACTCGGTGACATGCGGCCTCGGGTGGATTGATGGAACAGGAAGAGTATGAGGGCGCCCTCGATATCGAGCGTGCCTGGCGGGAGGGGCTTGTCCCGGATCCACTGTTGTCGGTATCGGAATGGTCGGATCGGCACCGGATGTTGTCCTCCAAGGCTTCGTCAGAACCGGGTCGTTGGCGCACCAGTCGCACGCCGTATCTGAAGGCCATCATGGATTGCCTGTCGCCGACCTCGCCGGTCGAGCGGGTGGTGTTCATGAAAGCGGCCCAACTGGGTGCGACCGAGATGGGCAGCAACTGGATCGGCTACGTGATTCATCATGCACCGGGTCCAATGATGGCGGTCTGGCCGACCGTGGAAATGGCGAAGCGCAACTCGAAGCAACGGATTGATCCGCTGATCGATGAATCGTCGATCCTGCGTGAGTTGATCGCGCCGGCCCGGAGCCGCGACTCGGGCAACACGATTCTGGCCAAGGAGTTTCGCGGTGGCGTCCTAGTGATGACCGGCGCGAACAGTGCGGTCGGCCTGCGCTCGATGCCAGTGCGTTACTTGTTTCTCGACGAGGTCGATGGTTATCCGATTGACGTCGATGGCGAAGGCAGTGCCGTGGCACTGGCTGAGGCCCGTACCCGGACGTTTTCTAGGCGCAAAATATTCATTGTGTCGACGCCGACGATTGCCGGTGTCAGCACCATCGAGCGGGAATACGAGGCCAGTGATCAGCGGCGCTACTTTGTTCCGTGCCCACACTGTGGGCACCGGCAATGGCTGCGCTTCGAGCAACTGCGCTGGGAGCGTGGTGAGGATGGCAACTTCCCGGATACCGCTGCCTACGTCTGCGAGTCCTGCGAGGTGCCGATCCCGGAGCACCACAAGACCTGGATGCTGGAGCACGGCGAATGGCGGTCCATGGCTGACGGTGCTAGTCGCACTGCTGGGTTTCACTTGTCGAGTCTGTACAGCCCAATCGGCTGGCGCAGTTGGAAAGATGTCGCGGCCGCCTGGGAGAGTGCCATCAGTAAGGAAGCCGGATCTGCCGCCGCGATCAAGACCTTCAAGAACACCGAACTCGGGGAGACCTGGGTCGAGGAAGGCGAAGCACCCGACTGGCAGCGCTTGCTGGAACGCCGCGAGGACTACCGGATCGGGACCATCCCGGTTGGTGGCCTGCTGCTTACCGCCGGTGCCGACGTGCAGAAGGATCGCATCGAGATCTCGGTGTGGGCCTTCGGCCGAGGCAAGGAATCCTGGCTCGTCGAGCATCGCGTGCTGATGGGTGATACCGCCCGCGACGAGGTGTGGAAATCCCTGGCCGGCGTACTGAGGGAAACCTGGACGCATGAAACCGGCTGCCAGCTTGGATTGGGTCGTCTTGCATTGGATACCGGCTTTGCGACGCAGGAAGCCTATGCGTTTGTCCGAAGTGTGCGCGATCCGCGTCTGATGGGCGTCAAAGGTGTGGCACGTGGTGCAGCCCTGGTCGGCACGCCAACTGCCGTCGATGCCACGTCCGGTGGCAAGAAACTGCGCCGAGGCATCAAGGTGTTCTCGGTGGCCGGCGGCATCGCCAAGCTGGAGTTCTACAACAACCTCCGAAAGTCACCGGAGGTGGCCGAGGACGGCGTGACGATCCGTTACCCCGCCGGCTTCGTGCATCTGCCCAAGGTGGATGCCGAGTTCCTGCAGCAACTGTGCGCCGAGCAGTTGATTACACGGCGCGACCGGAATGGCTTCGCCATCCGCGAGTGGCAGAAGATGCGCGAGCGTAACGAAGCACTCGACTGTTACGTCTATGCCCGGGCCGCTGCCGCAGCCTCCGGCCTCGATCGCTTTGAGGATCGGCACTGGCGAGAACTGGAAAAGCAACTCGGGATCGCCAGCACTGATCCCCCCGATTTATCCGCTGTACCCGATGCCGAGGCCACCCACAGAGGTGGCCTCGCTGTTTCTGGCGTTCGCAATGGCGGACGTCGTTTGATCCGCAGCCGCTGGCTGACCTGAAACCCACCACAAAGGAAATCGCATCATGAGTCTGCAAACCCAAATCCACAGCCTGGTCATCCGTGTCGCCGACGAGTTCAAGACGGTCTATGCCAAGATTGGCAACCTCTCGTCGCTCTCGACGACCGACAAATCCACGCTGGTCGCCGCCATCAACGAACTCAAGGCGGCGATTGCGGCGGTTGCCGTCATCGATGATCTGGCCCCCGGCAGTACGACCACTACGTTCTCGGCCTCCAAGATTGTCACGCTGCTCGATGACTTGCGTGCCCAGATTCTCGGCGGTGCCGATGCGGCCTACGACACCTTGCTGGAACTGCAGCAGGCCCTGCAGAACGATCAGACCGGCATCGCCGCGCTGACGGCCGCCATCGACAAGCGCGTGCGCTTCGATGCCGCGCAAACCTTGACTGCGCCGGAGCAATCACAGGCCCGGACCAATATCGGTGCTGTGGCCAGTACCGATATCGGTGACACCAGCACCGACTTCGTCGCCATCTTCGAAGCCCAGTTGATCGCCTGATCATGAGCCTGACGTCACAGATGGCTGCGCTGGCCAGTCGGGTCGCCACCGAGATCAAGACGCTGGTGCGTCCCGAGCACCCTGGGATCGCTCGTGCCTGGGTGACCTTTGGCTATATCGGTGCTGCCATCCAGATCAGTTCTTCCCATAACGTCGCGACGGTCACCCGGCTGGCAGCGGGACGTTATCGGATCACGTTTTCCCAACCCTTCGTGGATGCGAACTACTGCTGGCTGGCGTTTGCCCGCAGCACCGGAAATTCGGGCAGCGCCAGGACGGCCTTGGCACGTTCGACATCGGATGCCAAGACGGCGGATTACGTCGACGTGGTGTGCGCCACCGGCAATACGTCCCTGGCGGATACCACGGAGATGAACCTGGTGGTCTATCGCTGATGGCACATACCGAAGATCAACTGACCGCCCTTGAGGCGGCGCTGGCCAAGGGAGAGCGGCGCGTCACCTTTGGTGACAAGACCGTGGAGTACCGCACGGTCGAGGAACTCCAGGCGGCAATCGACGCGGTCAAGCGCGATCTCCACGATCAGGCAGTCGCCCGAGGTCTCTGGCCGAAGGCACCGCGCCAGATCCGGGTCACCACGAGCAAGGGATTCTGAGATGCGCTGGCTGAAACGATTCTCACGCCGGATGTTCGGTGGCAGTCCGCTGCACGAGGCGGCTGGTGGTGGACGGCGATCTTTTGCCTGGCTACCAGCCAACCCGGGTGCTGTAGCGGCGCTGATGGCGACTCAGACCGAACTGCGCACCAAGAGTCGTGATCTCGTGCGGCGCAATGCCTGGGCCAATGCAGCGCTGGAATCCTACGTGGCCAATGCGATCGGTACCGGCATCAAGCCGCAGTCCCTGGTGACGGATGCCGCATTGCGCGAACGGATCCAGATGCTCTGGCGCGACTGGACGCTGGATGCCGACGCTTCGGGGCTCACTGATTTCTATGGCCTGCAAGCCTTGGCCTGCCGGGCCATGCTGGAGGGCGGCGAGGCACTGGTTCGGATCCGCTATCGGCGGCCAGATGATGGTCTTGCCGTGGCGCTGCAACTGCAAGTGCTTGAACCCGAGCACTTGCCGGTGACCATGAATGCCACGGCAGAGAACGGTAATGTGATCCGTGCCGGCATCGAATTCGACCGCCTCGGACGGCGTGTGGCCTATCACCTGTATCGGGCACATCCCGAGGATGGCGCACTGGCACCGATGTCCGGCAATGGCGGCATTGAAACGGTCCGTGTCGATGCATCGGAAATCCTGCATCTCTTCCGCCCCCTGCGGCCAGGGCAGATTCGTGGCGAACCCTGGTTGGCCCGGGCCTTGGTCAAGCTCAATGAACTCGACCAGTACGATGATGCCGAACTGGTGCGCAAAAAAACTGCCGCTATGTTCGCTGGTTTCATTACGCGCCTGGCACCCGAGGACAACCTGATGGGCGAAGGCGTCTCGGACGCCAACGGGGTGGCTCTGGCCGGTCTGGAGCCCGGCACCTTGCAGATCCTGGAGCCCGGCGAAGACGTCAAATTCTCGCAACCGGCTGATGTCGGCGCGAGCTATGCCGATTTTCTGCGCATGCAGTTCCGTGCCGTCGCTGCCGCCATGGGTGTCACCTACGAACAACTGACCGGGGATCTCACCCAGGTCAATTACTCGTCGATCCGTGCCGGCCTGCTGGAGTTTCGCCGTCGCTGCGAAGCCTTGCAGCACGGCGTGCTCGTCCACCAATTGTGCCGACCGATCTGGCAGGCCTTCATCGAGCAGGCAGCACTTGAGGGGGCGTTGTCCTTGCCGGGGTATGCCCGAGGCGGTCAGGCCAAGCGACGCGAGTATCTGGCTGTGAAGTGGATTCCCCAGGGCTGGCAATGGGTGGATCCCAAGAAAGAGTTTGACGCCATGCTCACCGCCATCCGGTCGGGTCTGCTCTCCCGTTCGGAGGCTATCTCATCCTTCGGCTACGACGCCGAAGATGTTGATCGGGAGATTGCCGCTGACAACGCAAGGGCCGATGCGCTCGGGTTGGTGTTTGAGTCCGACCCCCGTCATGACTTGGCAGCTGCGCCGCCAGCCGTTGTTCCCCCCGAAACCCCGGAGAACCCCTGACATGCATTTACCTCATCTTGCGGCCCGTCTCTACGGGACGCCGCTTCTGCTCGCCCGTGCCAAGCTCGACGTGATTCTGTCGGTGCTCGGCGAGCGGGTGAATTGGCCTGAATCCGAACTGGCGGCATCTCTCCCACAGGCACGGGCACGCATCGATGCACCTGCAGGTGTTGCCGTGATCCCCGTGGTTGGGTCGCTCGTTCGTCGCACCATGGGGTTGGAACCGGCCTCGGGCTTCACGTCCTACGCTGAGATCGCCGGCATGGTCGATGCGGCGATCAGCGATCCGAGTGTCGAGGGCATCTTGCTCGACATCGATTCTCCGGGTGGCGAAGCAGGCGGCGTGTTTGAACTTGGCGAGCGGATCCGTGCTGGCGATGCCGTGAAGCCCATCTGGGCTGTGGCGTCGGACGCGGCGTACTCCGCTGCCTATGCCATTGGCTGCGCGGCATCTCGTCTGGTGGTCACACGTACCGGCGGCGTGGGCTCTATCGGCGTGATTGCCATGCACGTCGACCAGACCGCCCGCGATGCCCAACAAGGTTATCGCTACACCCCGATTACTGCGGGAGAGCAGAAGAACGATTTCTCTCCCCACGAAAAGCTCGGCCCTGATGCCCATGCCCGACTCCAGGCCGAAGTCGATCGTCTCTACGGCCTGTTCGTGACTCACGTCGCTGCGATGCGTCGGCTCGATGCCGACGCGGTGCGTGCCACCGAGGCCGGCATCTATTTCGGCGAGGAGGCGGTGAGTGCCGGGCTGGTCGATGCCGTCGGCAGCCTCGATTCGGTCATCGCCGAATTCGGCAGTTTTCTGGTGGCTCGTCGGGCGCGCGGCCACGCGGTATCGAGTTCCTCGCGCTCACTGGCAACACCCATCGCATCAAATCCTTCAACTTCCATGGAGATCTCAACCATGTCTCACCCCGACACAACTGAAAAGCCACTGACCGATGAACCGGCAAAAGCTCCCGATCCCGATTCGGAGACCTCTGTCACTGATGAAGTGCCGGCCACTGACGCCCAAGCCCGCCCTGCGGAGAACGGAACCAACGCACTCGCCATCGCCGAACTGTGCCAACTCGCCGGTCATCCGGAATTGACGGCCCGTTTCCTCGCTGAAGGGTTTTCCGAAGGCCAGGTCCGTAAAGCGCTGCTGGCCAGCCGTGCTGACAGTCGGGAAATCCGCTCGACGATCGCGCCGGATGCCTCGGCACCTCAGCAATCCCAATCTGCCGCCAATCCCCTGATGGCAGCCGTCAAGAAACTCACCGGAAAGGAGTAAGCCATGCCCGTCATTACCGAAGGTCTCAATCTGGGCGATCTGCTCAAGTACGAAGCGCCCAACCTCTATTCACGTGACCAGGTCACGGTCGCCGCTGGCCAGAACCTCGTGCTCGGCACCGTGGTCGGCATTGACGCCACCACGGCCAAGGTCAAGCAGATCGATCCGGCCGCCACCGATGGTACCGAGGTCGCCGTCGGCGTTCTCGCCACCTCGGTCGACGCCACCCTGATCGATCGCGAGGACGGGATTCTGATTGCCCGTCATGCCGTCGTCGCCGATCACGCCCTGACCTGGCCGGCCGGTATAGCCCCCCTGGACAAAGCCGCTGCCATCGCCCAACTCAAGGCGGCCGGCGTGCTCGTTCGCCACGCTGTTTAAAGGAGTCCTCTCATGCAGAACCCGTTCTCGAATCCCGCCTTCTCGATGGCCAATCTCACGGCCGCCATCAACCTCCTGCCGAACCGCTACGGCCGACTGGAGTCGCTCAACCTGTTCCCGGTCAAGCCGGTGCGTTTCCGCCAGATCCTCATCGAGGAGAAAAACGGCGTGCTGAATCTGCTGCCGACCTTGCCGGTGGGCAGTCCCGGCACGGTGGGTCAGCGTGACAAGCGCAAGATGCGCTCCTTCGTCGTGCCCCACATCCCGCACGACGACGTGGTGTTGCCCGAGGAAGTCCAGGGGCTGCGCGCCTTCGGATCGGAAACCGAACTGGAGACCGTGGCCGGCGTCATGGCCCGCCATCTGGAGACCATGCGCAACAAGCACGCCATCACGCTGGAACATCTGCGCATGGGTGCCTTGAAAGGCATCATCCTTGATGCTGACGGCTCGACGCTCTACAACCTCTACGACGAGTTCGGTATCGCGCCGAAGTCCATCAACTTCGCGCTGGCCACGGACAGCACCAACGTCCGCCAGAAATGCGTAGATACGTTGGCGCACATCGAGGAGAACCTGCGCGGCGAGTTCATGACTAACGTGCGCTGCCTGTGCTCGCCAGAGTTCTTTGAAAAGCTGATTGCACACCCGAAGGTCGAGAAGGCTTACGAAAACTTCCAGCAGGGCGCGATCCTCCGTGACGATGTCAGGGCCGGCTTCACCTTCGGCGGTATCGTCTTCGAGGAGTATCGCGGCCAGGCGACCGATGGCAATGGGGCCACCCGCCGCTTCATCGCAGCTGGCGAAGCGCATGCCTTCCCGGTAGGCACCATCGATACCTTCGGCACCTACGTGGCACCGGCGGATTTCAACGAGACCGTCAATACGCTGGGGCAGCCGCTGTACGCCAAGCAGGACTCGCGAAAGTTCGAGCGCGGTACCGATCTGCATACGCAGTCGAATCCGCTGCCGATGTGCCATCGCCCCGGCGTGCTGGTCAAGCTGACGATGTCCTGATGACCGTCCTGACTGATTTGTATGCGGCAGCCGGGCGAGCTGGCTTGCTCACACCGGCCGTCATTGGGGGCGCGGAAGTCCTGGTCGATTTTCGTGCCCCCGATGTCGAGGTGCTCGATGGCCTTGGACTCTCGTCCGACTACGCGATTCGCTATCCAGCTGACGTGATGGCACTGGATGCCGGCCACGAACTGCTGATCGGTGGCGTGACCTACCGCGTTCGGGAAGTCCGGGCTGTCGGCGACGGCTCTGAATGTCGGGCAACGCTGACCATGCTTTAAACCTGGGTTCCGACCATTTTGGAGAAATAAATGCCCATATCTATTCGAGAACGACTGTTGCAGGAGATCGTCAGCCGACTCAGCCCACTGGCGCATGCAGAAGGCGCACAGATCAAGCGATCGCCGACTACTGCCATCAGCCGCGACGCGAGCCCGGCATTGCTGCTCTTTCCTGAAGCCGAGTCAATTGCCCAGCGGGCCAATGATCGTATCGAGCGCCATCTGATCGTCCGCCTGGTCGCCATGGCCCGTGAAACCAGCGGCGAAGCCGCCGAGGTCATTGCCGATCGTCTGCAGGTTGCCGCTCACGCAGCCCTGTTTGCCGACGTCAACTTTGGCGGCCTGTGCATCGGACTTCAGCAACTTGATTGCGAGTGGGACATCGAGGATGCCGATGCCACGGCGGCTGCCATTCCGACACGCTATCAGGTCACGTACCGCACCCTGGTACATGACCTCACGGCGCAGGGCTAAGACCATGGAAGTAACACTCAGCAAACCTCACGAACATGCCGGCATGGCGTGCAACCCCGGCGATGTCATCGAACTGGCAGACGACCTCGCGCAATGGCTTTGCGAAATCGGCAGTGCTCAACCTGTGCTCCAAGCCGCCAAAGCCAGCAAGCAACCCAACATCACTCAGGAGTAAGCAATGGCCTATTTTTCCGGACAAGGTCGCGTCTTCATCGGCGCGCGTGACACCAATGGCAACCCGCTGGGACTCACCTTCGTCGGCAACGTGCCTGATCTGAAGGTTTCGCTGTCCGTCGAGACCCTGGAGCATCAGGAATCGCAATCCGGCCAGCGCCTGACCGATTTGCAACTCATCAAGACCAAGAAAGGTGAGTTCGCCTGCACCCTGGAGGAACTGATCCAGACGAATCTGGAGCTCTCCCTCTACGGATCCACCACGGCGGTCACCACCGGCACCGTAACCGACGAGCCTATCATCGCGACGGCGGAACTCGGCAAACTCTATTTGCTCGGCAAGCAGAACGTCTCTGCCGTGGTCATCAAGGCAGGCGCTACCACCGTCGCCAATACGAAATACACGGTCAATGCCAAGCATGGCTCCATTCAGTTCACCGACATCACCGGTGTGACCGGTGCGATTGCTGCCAGCTACAGCTACGGTGCGGCCAACGTCACGGCCATGTTCACCCAGCCTTTGCCCGAACGCTGGGTTCGCTTCGAGGGTCTGAACACGGCCGACGCCAACAAGGAAGTCGTGATCGACCTCTACCGGGTGGCCATCAATCCAGCGAAAGACTTGTCGGTGATCGGCACTGAACTCATGAAGTTCGAGTTGTCCGGACAAGTGCTGGCCGATCTCACCAAGCCGGCTGCTGGTGCGCTTGGCCAATTCGGTCGGATCGTGTTGCTGTGATGGGCAAGGAGATGTTCGCGGCACTGCCGCCGGTGCCGGCGTCCGTAGAGATCGCTGGCGAGCACATCGAACTCACGCCGCTCAAGGTGGGCGAAGTGCCAGCATTCGCTCGGGCGGTACAACCCATCGCGACGAGTCTTTCAGCATCGCCTGATTGGCTGGCAATTCTGGCCGAGCACGGCGAAGCGGTGATCGCAGCTCTCGCCATTGCCACGCGCCGCCCGGTCGACTGGGTGGCCGGGCTCGATCTCGATGAGGCTGTTCGCCTGGCCGAAGTGGTGTTCGGGGTGAATGCCGATTTTTTTATCCGGCGCCTGTTGCCGAGCGTGACGCAGGCAGCGGCGCGAATCGGCCTGGCACTGGAAAACCCGACGCCTGGAGTCATGCCCTCCAACGCTTGATCGGCGCAGGGCATGCCTACGCCGACATTCTCAACTACACGTTGGCGCAAACCGATGCCTTTCTGGCCGCCATCGACCAGCAGGAGTCCCGACAACTGGCGAATCTCCTGTCGGTAACGGCGACCGGCAGCCAGGGCAGCAGTGACGCATTGCGCCGGATGATGAAGGTGCTGTCATGCTGAAACTCTCCCTGACCGCATCGGGGTTGCTGGATAAATCGAAGCTCGATGCCTGGAGCCGGCAGAAGCAGACCGCCATCCACAAGGCGGTCTCGACCGGGATGCAATCAGGCGGCAAGACCGTTGCTGATGCTGTGCGCAGCAGGATGAATGCGGATTTCACGGTCAGGAAGCCGGCCTTCGTGAATTCGCTGCGGGCGAAGGTCTATGACCGCAACCCGGACAAATTACCTGCGGTGCTCATCGGCTCGAAGATTCCCTGGCTCGGCATCCATATGCGGGGTGGAACCATCTCCGGCCGGATGCTAATTCCATTGACCGAGGAAGGCCGCCGCATCGGTCGTCGAGCGTTCAAACGGGTCATCGATACGCTGATTCGTTCGGGCAACGCGTATTTCATCCGTAAAAACGGCCAGGCCATCCTGATGGCCGAGAACATCAAGGAAAACGCCTCGGTACTGACCCGGTTCAAGCGCGCGGAACGGAGCCGCACCGGCGCGAAGTCGATCAAGCGCGGCACAGAGATTCCCATTGCCGTGCTGGTACCGGCGGTGTCCATGAAACGCCGCTTCGATCTGGAAGGGACGGTACGCGGCCAGATGCCCGTCCTGGCCAGAGCCATCGAGAAGCAATTGACCAAGATTTGAGAGAGATGAATTTGTCGTGACTCAGGATCGCGCCCAACTGCTGATTACTGCCGTTGACCAGACACGCTCGGCCTTCGACTCGATTCGCGGCAACCTGGCCAAGCTCGGTGATGAATCGAACCGGGTCAAGGGAATGCTGGCCGGACTTGGCGTATCGCTTTCCGTGGCCGGTTTTGCCGCCATGATCAAGAGCGCCATCGATGCAGCCGATCAACTGAACAAGCTCTCGCAAAAGATCGGCATCTCGGTCGAAGCCTTGTCGACGCTGCGCTTTGCCGCGCAACTGTCAGATGTGAGTCTGGAGACCTTGCAGAAGGGCATCAAGGGGCTGTCCCAGAACATCGCCGAGGCCAATACCGGTATCGGCGACGGGGCGCAGGTCTTCGATGCCCTTGGTATCTCGGTCAGAAATGCCGATGGGAGCATGAAGTCCACCGAAGCTGTGCTGCTACAGGTGGCCGATGTCTTCGCCAACCTGGAGGATGGCGCGGTCAAGACGGCGCTCGCGGTGAAGCTGTTCGGCAAGAGCGGCATGGACATGATCCCGTTCCTGAATCAGGGGGCGGCTGGCATCACTCAACTGACTGCCGAGGCTGAACGACTGGGCCTCAAGCTCACCACCGAGACGGCGCGCTCGGCGGAAGCCTTCAACGACAACCTCACGGCACTCAAGGCATCGAGCTCCTCGCTCGGCATCGCACTGGCCCGTGATTTTCTGCCGGAACTGACGAACATCACCAACGCCATGCGCGAGGCGGCCAACGAGGCCGGAACGCTGAAGGCGTTGTGGGTCGGTCTGGGCGGGGTTGGCAATCTGATCTTCAACGGCACCGAGATCAAACGTGCCCGCGACGAGGTCGCCCGGATTCAGGAACTGGTCGATTCGACGCGCAAGAAGGTTGACACCGGCAAGGCGCCCGTGCCGTTCATGCCCTTCGACGTCAAGTTTAACGATGGCGCGATGGCGACGCTGCGGAAGAACCTCGCCCAATGGGAGCAGGAATTGGCGGGGGCGAAGCAACGCCTAGACGCGCTGACCAGTCCCAAGCGCCCCGAAGAGAAGACGCCGACCGGCAAACCGACCGAGGACATGCAGCGTATCGCTTGCGTGGTGTCCGGTGGGCAATGGGTCAATGGCAAGTGCGAGAAGAAATCCGCCGGTGGTGCGGAGAAGGACACGACCGGCGCACAGCTGGCGGTGGTCAAGGCGCAGGCCGAATCGGAATTCAAAGTCCTCAAGGAAGGCCTAGATCTGCAGAAGACGGCACTGGATCGCGCACTCGATGACCGTCTGGTGTCGATCCGTGGCTACTACGGCCGCAAAACGCAGATCGAGCAACAGGCCATCGATCAGGAGTTGGCGGCCAAACAACAGGAACTGAGTGCGCAATCGGCCATTGCGGTCGGCGGCAAGGACGAAGTGCAGCGCCTGCGGGCCAAGTCCGAGGTCAAGAAACTCGAAGGCGAGATCACCGTGCTCAACATGAAGCGCGGCGAAATCGAGGTCGCCAATGCCCACGCCGCCGCCAAGGCAGAAAAGGAACTGGCCGACGAACTGGCGCGCGTGCGTGACCGCCTGGCCGAGATCCGGGGCGGTACGGGTGGCGACGTGACCCGCGCCCGACTCGAACGTGAATACCAGCCGCTCATCGAGAAACTCAATCGCACGGGAGACAGCACCGGCGCGGCCGATGTCGGACGCCTGATCAACGTCGAGGCGGACTTGGCGGAACTCGCCAGGCTCGAACGCCAGTATGGCGTCGTCACGGAGCGCATGGCCATTCGCGAGCGCGAACTACAGGTGCAGAAGGACGCCGGGATGCTCACCGAGTCGCAGATGCGGCGCGGCGTACTCGAGTTGCACCAGCAGACCGCCGCCGAAGTAGATGGCTTGATTCCGAAGATGCAGGAACTGGCTGCATCCACCGGGTCGGAGGAAGCCATTAACCGCGTGGCGCGACTCAAGGTGGAGATCGCCAGGCTGAAGACCGAGGCCGACGATGTCGCCACCCGCATCAACGGCGACGTGGAGAATGCCTTTGCCACGATGTTCGAGCAGATCGGCTCGGGGGCGAAATCCGCCAAGGATGCCTTTGCCGATTTTGCCCGTTCGGTGATTTCGGCGATCAACCGCATCGCTGCGCAGAAAATCGCCGAAGAATTGTTCGGCGGGATGAGCAAGGGCGGCGGTGGCGGCTTGGGTGGCCTGATCTCGGGGCTATTCCAGTGGGCCGGCTTTGCGTCCGGTGGTTACGTCACCGGGCCAGGCACGACCACCAGCGATTCCATTCCGGCAAGGCTGTCCGCCGGGGAATACGTCCTGCGTGCGGAGGCTGTGCGCCGGGTCGGCGTCGAGTTTCTGCATGCCCTGAACGGCGGTCTGGCCGCACCCCGCTGGTTGGGGCCGCGTCTGGCCTTTGCCGAGGGTGGTCTGGTACCGGATGTGGCTCAAGCCCCGGCCGCATCCCCCTCGCAATCGGTACGTATCGTCAATGTCATCGATCCCGGCATGGCGGCCGACTATCTGAATTCCGCCGCCGGTGAAAAAACCATTCTCAACGTGCTCTCCCGCAACGGTTCCGCCGTGCGGGAGTTACTGAGGTAAGCCATGGCTTTTACCAGTGGCACCGCCACCGATTATCTCGATCTGCTGAACCGGCTCAAGCAGTTCGTCACCCAGGACATGCTGCCGGCCAACGAGCGCTGGTCAGTGCTGCGCTGGGTACCCGGACCGCCGGCCGAACTGGTACTCCAGGGCCCCGGGCTTGCCGGTACGGAGCAAATTAACGTCGGCATCCTGTCCGAGGCTGGCGCGGACTATGGCAACTGGAAACTGCGCGGCTTCGTCGGCTGGAATCCGGCGCAGACCTTCGATGGCCAGTACAACCCGAGCGGGACGTTTTACGCGCTGCTCATGGCATCGGCGATGCCGTACTGGATTGTGGCCAACGGTCGGCGGATCGTGATGATCGCCAAGACCGGTACGTATTACGAAATGCTGCACCTCGGGTTGTTCCTGCCTTATGCGACGCCGGGTCAGTACCCGTATCCGCTGCTGGTCGGCGGCACGTACAACAGTTCGACGCGCTGGAGCAATTCCTACACCTACCGCAACCACCTGCCAAAGTCGCAGGGCTACTCAGGCGCGTACTACGCGCCGACCGGCGTCTGGACCGGGGTGTCGGCAATGTGGCCGAACAGTTGGGGCAGCAACACCCGCGAATGTCCCGATGGCTCTTACCCGCTGCTGCCCTTCATCCTGGCCGGCTTGGGTGAGATGGAAGGCTGCTACTGCGTACCGGGCTACGCCAATGCCGTCGAGAACATCATCAACGTCGGCGGCGTCGATCATCTGGTGGTGCAGGACGTGTTCCGCACCGGCTACAGCGACTACTGGGCCCTAAAACTAGCGTAATGCGGCCCGTGTGAGGTAATCAATGGCATTTCAATCCGGCATCACCACCTCGCCGAACGATCTCCTCGACAAGATTCGGCTCTTTGCCATCGGCTCCTGCGGTTACACGCAGTTGATGTATCAGGCGGATGCCGGCTACTACCGTCTGCATTTGCAGCACGCCGCCAGTGGTCAGTTCGTTAACCTGCATTCCTATGCGAGCTACGTCGCCTGGTATGGATCGACGAGTTTCAGTAGTGGATTGGCCTACAGTTCGCAAACCGTCGCTTCGGGTTCGTTCTCCGTGTCGCAGATGTCGGGCAGCGCCGAGTATTTCCTCTTCGGTGGCGACGGCTGGTGTTACTGCATCGTGCAGACGGCCAGCACCACTTACGGGCCCCTCATCTTCGGGGCGATCACCAAGGCCTGCACGTTCACTGGCGGTGCTTTCCTGTCGGACACCTACAGCACCTATGTGCGAGCCGACATCGACGGCAATACGAACAAGTGGAAGGTCGGCACCTCCGGCACGGATGCAGTGCGGGCCTTCTACAACGCTACCACGCGCCAACTCGACAGCTATTCGCCCATCGCCTTCAACGGCGTGACACCCCTGTATCCCTGCACGATTGAAGTTGGTCGTCCGACGCCAAGCTACTTCTACTCGATGATGGGTTTCGCGCCCGGTGTGCGCTTGTTGCGCATGAACGGACAGTACGTGAACAAGGACATCGTCACGCTGGGTGGTAGCGACTGGATGGTCTTCAGTATGAGCTACGGCGGCTACGGATTTCTGAAATGACGACTTACGCTGGAGCCATTCTGCCGTCCGGATTGCCGTCTGATCCCGCCTACGGTGCGGCCTACAAGTTCCTGCCAGCCCCCTTGACGTTGCCTTACCCGGGGACCGTGGCCAGCAACCCGCCCGGTGCGGGGGCGATGACCAACAACCTGCCGGTCGCCGAGATCGTGGTGGGCTTTACGGGAAATATCGTTCGTCAGTTCGAGCAGGACTGGTATCACCACGTCCACCTGCTGCCGGCCAAGATCGCACTGGGCAACCTGCTGTCGACGCAGATGCGCCAGGTCGAGGTCTGGAACGCCCATTTCGCCCCCAAGACCCTGTCGGCGGTCGTGGGCCAGAACGATGGCGGCATCACGCTCGCTGCCCCGGCGAATCCGCCGACCACTTACGGAATGCTGGAGTCGCGCCTGCACAACGTCTCGGTCAGCCTCGACGGGCCTCCTGTGATCGAAGCGAGTTTCACTTTCCAGTTTCCCGACGAGGCACCGACCTTGTCGATCTCTGGTCGGCGCGTCGTGGTCTTCGGTCTGAAACCCAACTGGGCGGATGGCTGGTTGGAGCGCCTGATGTGGGCGACCGACGTGCTGGCCGCCCGCGACGGTACCGAGCAGCGGGTCAGTCTGCGCACCAAGCCGCGCCGTTCGCTGGAATTCTCGATCCTGGTCGGCCGCGACGATGCAGCGCTGCTCGATGTGCTGCTCTCAAGCTGGCAGTCCCGGGTTTATGCGTTGCCCATCTGGCCGGACAAGGCAGTCCTGGCAGCCACGGTCACGGCCGGCAGTACGGTGATTCCGTTGACCACTACCAATCTCGAATACGAGGCCGACGGTCTGCTGGTAATCGGTACCGACAGCCGCAATACCGAGGCGGCGGAAGTGCTGTCGGTGGCGAGCAATGCCGTGACCCTGAAGCAACCGTTGCTGCAGACCTGGCCTGCAGGTGCGTTCGTGACGCCGGCGCGCACGGCCCGTCTGCGAGTAACGCAGGCAGTGTCGCGTGTGACCGACGCCATCGCCCGGGCTCGTCTGGTGTTCGACATCGCCGGAACCACGGCCATCGCGAAACAGGAGTCGACGACGACCTTCAATTCAACGCCAGTGTGGACGGCGCGTCCGAATCGAGTGCGTGATGTCGATGCCGACTACCTGCGACTGGCCGAGGTGCTGGATTTCGAGACCGGCATCACGGCAGTGGATGACCATGCCGCGCGTCCCTTCGTGCGGCGCTCCTTCGACTACCTCTTCAAGAACCGTGCGGAGATTGCGGCTTTCCGGGGCTGGCTGGCTGCCCGGCTGGGCCGTCTGACGGCGTTCTGGCACCCCACATGGGAAGCCTCCATCGTCCCGACCAAGAAAATCCTCTCCAACCAGACGGTGATGACCGTGGCCTCGCGCGGCTACGCCTTGTACTTCAACCCGATGCCAGGTCGAACGGAAGCGGCCTTCCTGCACAAGAACGGCACCTGGTACTTCCGCACCATCACGAGTTTCGGGGCGGGCACTACCGGCGACGAAGAAGTAATGGCAATCAACCAATCCTTCGGCTTCGATGCCAATCCCGAGGATTGGGTCGCCATCTACTTTCTGGAGAAGACCCGACTCGACGCCGACCAGATCGAAATCAACTGGCAGACGGACAGTGTGGCGGAAGTCTCGCTACCGATGCGCAGCGTGAAGTCGTAACCAGGATCCACGAATGAGCTACAACACGCAGGAAATCTCGGCGGCCGCCGGCCAGCCGGTGGAACTTTATCGCTTCGTCCTCGGCCAGTTGGTGTGGACGGTGACGAGCGGTCGCGAGGCGATCACCTATCAGGTCGAGAGCTACCAACCCGCCGTGATCCGCCGCTCGGCGGTCGAGCAGTCACCGGAGTTTGCTCGGAATGGCATCGACCTCGAATGCGCACGTGATTTCGCCGTGGCGCAGCTCTTCGCGGCCGCGCGTCCCAACGGCGTCGTGTCGCTCACGGTGTTCCGCAATCACCTCGGTGACTCCGAGTACATCACCTGGTGGAAGGGGCGCGTGGCCTCTGTCGCCTTCATGGGTAGTACCGCGAAGATTCGTTGCGAGTCGATCTTCACGGCCCTGAAACGCCCTGGCTTGCGTGCCTATTACCAGACCGGTTGCCGCCATGCGCTGTTCGATCCGGGATGCGGCGTGAACAACCAGGCCTACAAGTTGGCCGGCACGGTGGCGTCTTTCTCCGGACTGAATGTCATCTCCAGTACCTTCCTGTCGCAAGCATCAGGTTGGCTGACCGGGGGCTATCTGCGCGTGGGCGGCGTGCCGCGCATGATTACCAATCACTCCGGCGACACCATCACGCTCTCGGCGGTGCTGCCGGGACTGGCCGCAGGGGTGGCGTTCGAGGCCTTTGCCGGCTGCGACCGGACGTTTGCCACCTGCCAGTCCAAGTTTGGCAACAGTCTCAATTTCGGCGGTTTCCCCTGGATTCCCGCCAAGAACCCCTTTGCCGGGGATTCCATCGTCTGAGGACAGATCCATGTGGGTACAGATTGCAATCTGGGTGATCACCACGGTCATCGGCATGCTGCTTGCGCCGAAGCCGCCCAAGCCTGCTTCCGCCACGCCGGGTAACCTCGATGTGCCAGTGGCGGAATCCGGGAAACCCATTCCTGTGTTGTTCGGCACGCGCGTCATCCGTCAGGCTAACGTCGTTTGGTACGGCGACGTCAAGACTACCGAGATTCGCCAATCGTCTGGTAGCGGAGGCAAGAAATGAATGTGACGCACGACGACGCCAAGGCCTTCGGCTACTGCAACGCCGGCCTGCGCAAGTGGTTCCCGCGCGATGGCGTGACCTTCGACGATTTCCGGCAACACGGCGTGACCGCCGACTGGCTGCGCGCCACAGGCGATGCCATGGCGTGCCGGCTGGCCGATGCCGTCGAACAGCAGCGCGAGCAACATCAGGAGATGACGTAAATGGGTGGCGGAGGTAAAGGCGGTGGCGGTTCGTCATCGTATGTCGTCGGCCATCGCTATTACGCCGGATTGCACCTGGCGATCTGCCACGGCCCGGTGGATGCGGTGACGCGAATCATCGTCGGCGAACGCACGGCGTGGAGTGGCAGCGTCACGTCCTCGCAGACGCTCTACGTCAATGCCCCGGAGCTCTTCGGCGGGGATTCTCGTGAGGGTGGCGTTCAGGGTTACGTCGAGGTCAAGCTGGGCGGGCCGGCGGAAACAATCTCGGGCTATCTGCAGCAGAAACTCGGTAGCGTCATTCCGGCCTTCCGAGGGGTGGTCTCGATCATCGTTCAGCAGTGCCAACTGTCGGCGATGAACCCCTACATCAAGCCGTGGAGCATCGAGGCACGACGCATCCCGGCTCCGGCCGCCCTGGGGAGTGGCTACATCAATGGTGATGCCAACCCGGCACACATCATTTACGAGTGCCTGAACAATGCCACCTGGGGCCTGGGCTATGCCGCCAGCGAAATCGATGCGAGCAGTTTCCAGACGGCAGCCAACACGCTGGCCTCGGAGCAGTACGGACTGTCCTTGCTTTGGGATCGCGAGCAGCCGCTGGAGGAATTCATCGCCGAGATACTCCGGCACATTGATGGCACGCTCTATGTCCATCCGCGTACCGGCAAGTTCGTTCTGAAACTGGCTCGGGCTGACTACAACGTTGCCAGCCTGCTGGTGCTTGATGCCTCGAACATTCTTGAACTGGAGAGTTTCTCCCGGCCCTCGGAATCGGAACTCGTCAATCAGATCACCGTCCGTTACCGGGATCGTTCCACCGACAAGGACGCCGCCATCACGGTGCATGACTTGGCGGCACTGGAACTGGCGGGTGGTGTGGTTTCGTCGGCGACGGTCGACTATCCAGGAATCAGCAATGGCAGCCTGGCCTCCCGCGTGGCGCTGGGCGACCTCAAGCAACTCTCGGTACCGCTGGCCAAGGCCACGCTGATCGCCAATCGGCAGGCATCGAATCTCAATATCGGCGATGTATTCAAGTTCACCTGGCCGGAACTGGGTATTGCGCAACTGGTGATGCGAGTCGTGCGCGTGTCCTATGGCACGCTGACCGACGGTCGGGTGCGAATCGAGTGCGTGGAAGACATCTTCGGCCTGCCGTCCGCCTCCTACGTGTCCCCGACCCCGACTTCATGGGTGTCGCCGCTGACATCGCCAGCCCCGGTGCCGTATCGCCGGTTGAACGAAGCGCCGTGGTGGACCGTGGTCAAACGGGTAGTCGGCGAATCGGCGACTGCACAAAACGAACTCGACCCCCAAGGCGGGCTACTGGTGGTCTGTGCGAGTCGTCCATCCGGTGATTCGCTCAACGTCAAGCTGCTGACGCGCCAGGGCAGCGCCACCTACGTTGAGGTGGATACGATGGGCTTCACGCCGAATGCGACGCTCATCAATGCCTGTGATGAGCAGGCCACGGTGGTCAGCATCGGCAATGGCCAAGACCTGGACATTGTGAAGCTCAACACCTACGCCTACCTCGACAACGAGATCGTGGCGGTCAAGGCGATCAATCTGGTGGCGGGCACCGTCACGGTGGATCGCGGCGTGCTCGATACAGTGCCGGCGCCGCATCTGGCATCCGCGCGCATCTGGTTCGCCGATGCGTTCGAGGCGCTCGTCACCGAGCAATACCTCTCTGGCGAGTCGCTGCAGGTCAAGATGCTGCCGGCGACTGGCCTTGGACGACTGGCGGAATCCGCAGCACCAGCAGACAGCTACACGTTTGCAGGCCGCATGATCCGTCCCTATCCACCGGGGAACGTGAAGGTGAATAACGTGATGTGGCCGACGACGATTCTCGGTCAGATTGCACTCACCTGGGCCCACCGTGACCGCATGCAGCAGACGGTCTATCTGGTGACGCAGTCGGAGGGCAACATCGGCCCGGAGGCGGGCGTGACCTACACGGTGCGCTTCTACAACGAGAACAACTCGCTCCAGAAAACCCTGACGGGGCTCACCACGACCGCCTGGACGTATCTCACGGCTGACGAGGCGACCGATAGCGGACTGGGTCGCATCAACGGCAAGTTCAATGTTGAGATTGAAGCCGTGCGCGCTGGCTACACCAGCTGGCAGAAACAGACCCGCAGCGTCGACCGCGCAGGGTACGGCCTGAACTATGGCAAATACTACGGAGGCATTTAATGGCAAGCACGGATCCCAATCTCGGACTCACCTACGGCTGGACACTCGGTGAGTCGGGCTGGCATACCAGCATGGACACCAATCTGAAACGGCTTGGCGCGGTGGTCGGACTCTCGGTCAAGGATCGGGATCTGACCGCGCCGCCGGCAAGTCCCATCGATGGTGATCGCTACATCATTCCAGCCGCTGCAACTGGCGTCTGGGCCGGCAAGACGAATCAGATCGCTGTCCGCGTGGCGAGCGCCTGGGAGTATTACGTGCCCAAGATTGGTTGGCTTTGCTACGTCGAGGACGAGGCCGTGCTCTCAGCCTACAAAGCGACAGGCTGGAGTGCCGGCATCGCCATCTGACACTGTTTCACCAACCACGCGAACCCGCCCACGAGGCGGGTTTTGCATTTCTGGAGGACGAAAACATGGATTCCACACCAATGGAGCGCCGGAAGATGGTGACCATCCCGCAGGAGGAGTTCGAGGCGATGCTGGAACTCGCTGCCGAACGCGGTGCCCGGCATGCGCTGGCCGACGTCGGCCTCGACGGGCCGGAGGCTGCGCACGACATCCGCGAACTGCGCGGTCTGCTTGATGCCTTCAACGAGGCCAAGAAAACCGCTGGCCTGACCGTCGTGAAGATGTTGGTCACTGGCCTGGTGATGGCGCTGCTGGCCGGCGCATTCCTGAAACTCAAGCTGTTCGGAGGTGGGCAATGATCGAGACTCTGCTCGGTGGCCTCCTCGGCGGGGCCTTCCGGCTCGCCCCGGAAATCCTGAAATGGCTCGACCGCAAGGGTGAGCGCGGCCACGAACTGGCGATGCAGGATAAGGCGCTGGAGTTCGAGAAACTACGTGGCGCGCAGCGGATGGGCGAGATTGGTGCTGCTGCCGATGCGGCTTGGAATACCGGAGCCATCGATGCCTTACGCGAAGCGGTGGCGGCGCAGGGGCAACGTTCCGGTGTCCGATGGGCCGATGCTTTGTCGATCAGCGTGCGACCGGTGCTCACCTACTGGTTCATGGCGCTCTACTGCGCTGCCAAGACGGCGGCGTTTGCTGCTGCCGTCACTGCAGGTGCGGGGTGGGGCACGGCAATCCTGCACGCCTGGACGGATGCCGATCAGGCGCTGTGGGCCGGGGTGCTGAACTTCTGGTTCCTCGGGCGCGTGTTTGATCGGGTGCGACCGTGATTGAGGTTCCGAAACCGGCCATCGATCTGGCCAAGCGCTTCGAGGGCTTCCACCGGGTGCCGAAGCACGACCCCCACCGGGCCTATCCCTACATCTGCCCGGCTGGCTACTGGACAATCGGCTTTGGTCATCTGTGCGACCAGAATCATCCACCCATCACGAAGAATGAAGCCGAAGCATATCTGGCGCAAGATCTGCAAACTGCGCTCCGGGCCACCTTGCGTTACTGTCCGGTGTTGGCGACTGAGTCTGATGGGCGTCTCGCGGCCATAGTCGATTTCACCTTAAACCTCGGTGCCGGACGACTGCAGACGTCGACACTGCGGCGGCGAATTAACCAGCGGAACTGGCCATCGGCAGCGACGGAACTTGGACGGTGGGTTCATGGAGGAGGGCGGATGCTGCCGGGTCTCGTGGCAAGACGTCAGGCCGAGACCGTCATCCTCGTCGGGCTATAG